ATGCTTACGGTAAAGCAAATCGATGCTGCAAAACCAGCTGATAAACCATATCGCCTGGCTGATGCCGGCGGACTATTCCTGTTCGTTCCTCCATCCGGGAAAAAAGTGTGGCGACTCCGTTATCGATTTGAGGGCAAAGAAAAGACGCTGGTAATCGGGCCATACCCAGAGATTTCCCTCACAGAGGCAAGAGCAAAACAGTCAGAGGCCAAAATCAAGCTTCTATCAGGCATTGATCCGGCAGAGCAGAAGCAGGCGATAAAGAAGAAAGAGAAAGAAGCTGACGCAGATTCATTCGGAGACATATTCCGGGAATGGCACGCTCACAAATCCAAGGTGTGGTCGAAAGGATATGCTGACGAAATGATGAGTATGTTCAAGGACGATATTCTTCCCATCATCGGACACCTGCGCATGGAAGAGGTTGAGCCCATGGTGCTACTAAAAGTCATCAGACTCTTTGAGGGCAGAGGTGCAATGGAACGCGCAGATAAAGCGCGTAGACGGTGCGGGGAGGTGTTCAGTTACGCAATAATCACTGGCCGGGCTAAGTTCAACCCATCAAGAGACCTGGCTGGCGCTATGCGTGGGTACAGAAAGAAGAACTACCCGTTCTTACCTATGCACCGGATACACGAATTCCAGAGAGCTTTGAACGGTTACGGCGGGTGGGTTGTATCGAAAATAGCAACGCAGATTCTTCACTATACGGCAATGCGCACAGTTGAACTCCGTTCGCTGGTATGGGCGGGAATTGACTTTGAAAACAGGTTAATCAGTGTCGATCCGGAAGTAATGAAGGGTCGAAAGTTGCACGTCGTTCCAATGTCAGAACAGGTTACAGAGCTTTTTCAGTTTCTGCAAAAAATAACTGGCCAGTATGAGCTTTGCTTTCCGGGAAGAAGCGACAGGAAAAAGCCCATCAGCGAGAATGCGGTGCTGGGCGTTATACGAAACATCGGATACGAAGGGCAGACCAGTGGTCATGGATTCCGGCATCAATTCAGCACGGTGCTTAATGAAAAACACTGGAATCATGACGCCATAGAAATGCAACTCGCACACGTCAGCGGAGGAACACGCTCGGTATACAACCATGCCGCATATCTCGATACCCGCAGAGAAATGATGCAATGGTGGGCTGACTGGCTTGATGAAAAGGTAGAGTGAGCGACCTTAAACTATCGAATAGCACAAAGTCTTGCAATCCAGTGCAAAGCTTTGTGCGCCTCAGTTTTGTCTAAGCGTTCTACTGAAAACATAGTAAAATCTGTAACGGCTGGAAATCATTCAATACTCGCACTATCGGAAGTTCACCAGCCAGTCGTAGCACGTTCTTGCATACGACGTGCTACGGTTTCATTTATCTCCGACCGGAAACTTCTTATACAGTGTCGATATACCAACATCATAGATGGATCGTAACGAAGAAGGAGTTATGCGAGTTGCTGGAGATGATGGGTTGCCTTCATGGGAAAAACTACCGCCTCCAACATATGAGGAGCTGGTTGCTACATCTGATCTACAAAAGCAGCGATTGATTTATCAGGCCAACGAATACATGAACAGCAAGCAGTGGCCCGGAAAAGCTGCTATGGGCAGGCTTAGCGATACAGAAAAGACGCAGTACAATCTTTGGCTTGATTATCTTGATGCGCTGGAAGCAGTAGACACCTTCAGCGCATAGGACATTAACTGGCCTGTTCCCCCGGAGGTGTAGGCCATTCGGGTTTTGCTGTATCAACTCGCATCAGCAAGACCCGGTATTTTTTCCATTCAGATAATGCGGCGATTTCCTCTGTCGTCGCGATATCTGCATCAACAGCATCCTGCCGCCAGGCTATCTCGGCATCAGCAATGGCTCGTAATTGCAACTTATTAGCTTCGGCTTGCTCGATCAATTCCTCCTGCGACGGTGGACGATTTAATATTGAATTAACCTCATCCTCAGTAATTTCTTTTTTGTCACCAATTAGCTCATCTTGTGAACCGTCGTCCTCATACGCATAAATTATATTGGCGTCGTCGATATAATACTTCATCTTAACTCCCTCCAGCTTAAACTTGAGATACCAGTGGTAATAACCTGGTAGGTGGCATTATTGGGAATCACGGGGCAATAACCTCCTGCGCCATTTGTTGCCGCACCACTTACACCATTTATTCTGACATTCACAGACCAGCCTCCTGATGGTCGGAGAAAATCAAGCAATAACTGAATTGGTTTTCCTGTTGTGTTTGTGTAAACCACTCCAATACTTCTACTTGATGTCATGTCTTGCCATGTCTGACCAACACCGAGGCTTACTTTTGCCGCTTCTCCCAATTGAAGGTATGTGAGAATGTCAGCAATAGTGCTTTTCCCGATAATGTCACGACCAACAGAAGTTAAATCAGTCTGCGCTGCAGTATTGGCACCGCTGAAATATGGCAACTTATTAGCACCACCAGACAATGCAGCAATCGCAGTAATCTTTGACAGATTTAGCCATCCGGTAGTTACCGAGTTTGGGTTATTGCTGTTTGCATCAATTGTGCTTATGTAAATTGTAGCTCCATCATCCCCAACAAGCACTGATGCCTTTGGATATCCTCCGATTGAAGATGCAAAGGTAGCGTCAAATTCGTTCAAAGCCCCTGCGGTAAACCACCGGCAAATGCTGGAAAGTTCGAACAGGATCTGGTTCATGTCCTGCCCTTTAGGTGGCAACCCGCCTGCTGATTTGAGTATCATTGTGACCGGAGGGAATCCAGCATCATAAGACGCTGTGTTATCACCGGCTGGTGTGGTGGGTAATAAATCTTCTCGCGGTCCATTAACACCAAACGGGACTGGTTGTTTTTTAGGTGCATCTGTACGATTCATATTTGGTCTCTAGAAAAAGGTTCCGTCATTGAACGGATATGCGTCATCAGCAAATCCGAAATAAGGAGGCACTACCTGAGAAATATTTAGCTGTACGCCACTTGGTACGGGCACGACATCGTAATTAGTTAAAATTGATTCTTCATATGGAGCCAGAGCAAATTCGAATGTGATACCAATCGTCATATCTCGGTAATTAACGCAATACGCCCTTCCGCGTCCGGAAAAAAGCATCTTTAAAAACTTGTTTATATCCGGAATGGTGGCAATGCTGATGTTTGAAAACGCTTTGCAGAGAATTAATGTTCTGTAAGCATCATCTGCTAACCTGACAGATGTTGTTTCCTGAACTCCGGCATAGAAAGGTGAGTCGTTAAATGGCAATGGATAATCCGATGCTCCATTGTCAGCCTCAGAAAAGCCAAATGATCCGCTGTCGATTGGCGCGGTTATATACCTGCCTATACCTACAATCTTTCCCCAAATATCTAACCCAAAGGTTTCATTAGTGGTCAGATCCCACACCTTGGTTATGAACTCATCGGTAAAGTCATCCAGGCTGATTGCCTGATTGAATGTGTCGATTATGGAGAGAAGTTTGGTGCTGGCAGAGTATTGGGTAAGTATCGTGTCTTCCCAACTCATATAAGCGTTACCGTAATATCTGAGTCCTGAATAGTTGGTATCTGGTCTATGCCCATAGTCACCGATGGATGATATGTAATGCCATCAAGAGACACCTGCAGCGACAGGATACCGACAGTATCAGGAGAGATTGAAATTACCGGAGCGTAGTATTTGCCAGAGCTGATGGTTGCCCCGATCCTCGCTTTTTCGATTCCGTCATAATTACCGTTGAAGACTTTCGTAATCATGGCTTTTACTTGCGTTGTAATGTCACTCGGCGGGTTAAGGCTGCTGTCCAGTGAAGCAGAGAAGTAAACGCGAGTAGTAATAGCACGCTGCCACTGCATGACGTATTCAGGATAAGGGGCGCTGTAGTTCTCAGTATCGTAAACGGTGTATGTGATATCACCATTCAGGTTTGCGCCTGGGTTATACGTTCTGAAAATAGCATCAGCCACATCAGCATCAGCCCCGCCATACACGCAGATATAGATAGAGTGAGGAAGTACAGGGAAGCTTGTCGTGCCACGGTTAACAGTCGAGCCAGTGCGGTTTGACCATACATAAGCATCCAGTACGCCAGGAGTCTCCAGAATTGCGGAGAGGGTCGCCCCGTCCATATTCCTTGCGTTCCGTGCCACGGACTGTTTTCGTCGTGTTTCAAACGCTATACGTGACTCAACATCAACCCCCACTACACCAGGGCTTGTGTTTGTGATTGCATCCCATCCCGGAATAGCGCGATAAATTTGATTAAGTGAACCAGCTGCGCAGGGAATGGGCCCGGTAGTTGTGTTAACAAAAGCTCCATCGATTGATCCACTCGCGGGAATAGTTAAGACGTCAACGGCCTGGTAGATGTACCCGTTGGTGTCAACGGCGGTGCTTCCCGCCGGAATTATTGTTCCCGGCTGTCCAATGCATGTTGCTGTTACGACCGTTCCCTGGGCCGATATCCTCTCCATGAAATAAATTCGCCCGATGGCATTCTGAAATCGGCCAGTTGCATAATCAGGGTTAACCTGATTGAACAGGCAAAGAAGCTTGTCGTATTCCTGAGCGATGATTTCTGTGTCTGACTGAGCGATCTGACCTTGCGGAGAACTAAGAGACTGGCTTGCTCCTCCACCAAGTGCGGTGGACATATCAGTCAGTCGACCCGAAAGGATGTCGGCCACATCAGGAACAGACAGGCCATTTTCAGTAATGGTTACATCAGGTACTGCAGTGTTTAGTGTCGTCATAGTGTGGCCTGCGCTGTATTTCCGTTAATGTCGGTCACACGGATAGTTCCGCGCATACTACGGGTGTTTTTATCGAAGAAAACGTTAGCCAAAGCCTGGTCAACGATTGGCAACTTGAGCGCCTCTGTTTGCATTTTCTGCGCAATGAACCCCGGCGATGGACGTTTCCCAAGTACCTCAGTTTTCCACGGGATACCTAGCGTGTTGTCGTAGTAGCATTCACCAGAGAACACCAGGCATGCGCTGGCAACATCCTGCGCAACAGAATACGACTCGTCAGCTATAGCAATATTCCCGTTGCCATCCAGCGTTAAATCCCATGTTGACACGTCTAATTGCATCGTTCTGTAGGTCATGCTGGTTTATCCGTGGTGTTCGATGTGACAGTAGAGCTGCCAGTCTGCACTCCGGAAACGGGGTGTTTGTGCTGGTCATATTTGTCACGCAGGGTTTTGAGTGATGCGCCTTGGGTGCCGTTGTTGTCGGTGATGTCTCCGCCGGCTGTGATATTGCCTGTTACGTGCATCAGGGGGGTTGTGACCTCAATGCCGAATGGGGCAACAATGTTCAACTTGTTATCCGCAAACTCGATGTATTGAGTTGGGGCTTGATTAAGCAATCCCCCCATATATATGGCATCAGCCTTGTTATGACGCCGGGCACTACCTGCCGTTGACTGCTTCAGGTTGGCTCTGACTAATGTCGTATCCCTGTCACACACTGCGATAAGGCCAATATCTCCTGGCAGCGGGTCCATAATGATTGCGCTGGCGCCTCGCTGCAGGCGCCATACAGGAATGTCATATATGGGTGAGTTATTGATTGGCGATCCTGAACGGTTCTGCCTGGAAAGCAGAGGCATTACATCAACCACCAGGTTAGGAGCCTCCCCTCGAACCTCAATTACCTGAGCGATTTCCATAAAGAAATAGCCCGACATCAGCGTCTCGAAGGCATAGGCCATGGACTCTGCGTCATTTATCTGCGCATTTGTTGGCGTGAACTGATTGTTATCCATTTCTCTGCGCCTCAAGTCTGTCGTTTTCTGTGCGGTTGGCGGTGCATATGGTGTGCCATGGCCCACCAGTGACCCATGATGAAAGTTCGTGCCTTACTGTGCTCAACTTGTATCGACCGCTAGCCCATGGGACCTCTGTTTTCAGGTTTATGTATCTACCAATAGAGAGAAGTGAGGAGTACTGCGTCTGAAACATAACCCCTCCGGCTGCGAATACCGGATAACCTATCAATCCGTACTCACTAGATATCAGCGGGGTTATGCCATCTCTTTCCGCGTTTGATGGCCAGAACTCCACTTTCCCTGGGGGGGTTACAGCCATAGCAAGACCATAGTTTGAGCAAATTTGGTGCAACTGGTCGAAAGCGCTTCCCTCAAAGTGAGGGCTTCCTGAGGTTGTCATTCCATTTACGCCATTAAATACTGCCTGATAACCAACAGAGGTGCAGATGGCATTAATCACATCCGTGAGGCTTTGCGCCCCTCTGGCAGAAAATGGCGATACCGCTAAATTTCTTAATTCTGCATTGCCGCTGGCTGATATCATTAGACCGCTCTCTGGAGCCTGGTTGATGTTTGCTACTGACGCGGTCATCACTCCGTAAAACACAAGAACGTCATCGGCAAAAATTCCGACATTGATGTTCTGGGTGTTAACAAAGCTCCCGTTTGCTCGGCCTGACAGCTCTGCAATCCTTTCCAGGCTGAGACCATAAATAGTGATGTCAGCACTGGATCCGGTAATTCCAATGACATCATTTAGCGAAACCGTCGCCTTTACGTTCCTCAGGGATATTTTATTGTTGCCTTTCTTGTCGAATGGTTCATTCGTGGTGGTGAAATCAAACCGGAGTGAATGCTGCTTATACAAGCTCGTTCTCCTCTATGTAATAGAGGATGTAACGACTCCCCAGGCCTTCATAAAACGGATCGTTCTGCCCTTCGTTATCCAGGAACACGAGCTCTCCTTTGAACCCAAGATAGGAGTAACCAACCATCTTGTTACCGTACAGGCATGGCACGCCCTGCATGATGGGAATTCCGTTCACCGTTAGATCCATGTAGATGAAGCTGCTACGTTGAATCAGGCGAATAATGCACTGCTGTCCAGCCAGGCCAATTGAAAGACTCTGCGACTTTTTAGGCTCTAACGATATTGTCTGCATGGTCACTTCCCTGCCGGCCCGGTTATGTTTGCACTAATGTCTTTTGCCAGTGTCGCCAACTTTTCAGTAGCGCTATTTGCGATATCCAGAACAGGCTCCGACACGGTATCGAGTGCACTCTTAAACTCTGTTGTTATGGTGTCAGTCGCATTGGTCGCTATATCTCCAACAGATTTCTTTAGCGAAGACCATGACTTACTAAGCGAATCCAGGGTCGATGGTTTCGCGGCTGCCTGCTGAATATCTGACCCCATACCAGTAGCGCCCTGGCTTATCGCATCATTGCTTGGCTTGTTTTCAGTCTGCGATCCGGAGAGAACAACCTCCATCTGTTGCATTACTTCCTGAAAATACAGGTATATCACCACCATACTCACGCCGCGTTGCGAGTTTACCTCGTAGGAATGGTCTATCAGGTCGTAACTTGTCAGTGTCTCTTTTGGAGTCTCAATGTCATAAGTGTTAGCTGTGGAGATCATCTTTTTGATGGTTTCCAGCACATTGCTTTGACTGGTAAACGTCAGGTCGAAAATATTCGGTACGCCGCCAGAAAAGCCGGTTAGACCCGTAACCACAATTTCGCACCGCACGACAGACGGCTCTTTTACCTTATTGATTGACTGATATTTGCCACCTTCCACTGGCGCATTAGTTATTTGAGCTCGACCGCTGGGCTGAATAGCAGCCATGCCGCTAAATTCAAGAGCTACAGCTCCCGTAACTCCATCGCGGATTACATACTGAGGATGCAAAACACTATCGATTATGGATAGTGGTGAGCCGCCACCAATGGCGTTAAATATGTCGGCTGTGTTGAGGTCGAGAATGCTCATAATTTCCGCCAATAAAAAACCCGCCGTAGCGGGTTGTGAATTACGACCTATGTTGAACATAGGTCGTCAGTCGGTTTAACTGATGGCACGCATTCACGCGACATCCGCACCATGAATCAGGTGGCGCAGCGTTTTTACGCCCTCAGCGTTGTAACGGAACGCCTCGACCTGCTTATTGCTGTATGCTGACTTATCCATGACAAAAATCCCGTACTGCTCCGTCTTCAAATTGTTGGCGTTAGCTACCCGTCCAATCTTCTGTCCGGTAACCCCAAGCATTTTTGCCACTTCACCCGCTGTGTGGTAATGCTCCTCAACCTCCGGTAGCGGCAGGAGCTCTATACCAGCAGCATCGTTAACCGCTCGCGCCATTGCAGTCTGTTTTGCGATATCGCTTAGCTTTGGCATATAAGACAGAGCCAGGCTGATAGCTTCAACCTCCATCTTGATAGCACGAGCACGGCGGTACTCAGGCAAATGTGAAGTCGATTTAGTCGGTAGTGCCTCACCAGTTTCCAGTTCTCGCCAGCGCTTAGATACTTTATGGCGCAAAGGCACGCTGTAGCCAGTAATGAGCGTCATCGTTAGATCTTGGTCGAGATGGATTTCATCTACGACAACACGCCCGTTATAAACCTTCCGTTTGATAGAAAACTCTTTAGAATCATAATCATCCATTTCTGGATAATGACAGCCAAGAGATTTCAGCATGGATTCTATGTCACGAACCACGTGTCCCGGCTTCTTACCCGTGAGTTTTGCGATCTCGCGGTGAGACATTTTGGTGACACCAGATCTTACATTTGCTACAGTTACTTTAGTCATATACGTTCCTATACGTTGTTAGACATCAGTAAACCGCCAGCAGCCACTGGCGGTTTTTCTTTTTAGGGCATCACCTAATCCTTGCTTCCTCTCCTGGCAGTAGCTGCCCGTCAGCATCCTTTCTGACATAGCTCATGAAAATATGCCCGTCTTTAAAGCGGTCATGTAGGCGACCAGCCAAAGGAGATTCAATAGCTCTCAATGCTGGCTCGATTTGGGTGCGCCATGCTTTATACATCACCTCATAGTGCTCCGCTAAAGCCTCAACGTTATAGGCATTACGCTCTCTTTGGCTTGGTTTACACGGCGCTGGTACGTTTGCTGTAACTTCGCGATCTAAGATATCCAGAACCCAACGGCGGAACTCTTTGGCTAATGGTGTCGTTGCGAACATCGCTATAAGATGGCAGCCACGAAGAGAGAAAACACGAACCGATTTTTCACGTAAGTCATTGTTTATTCCATTGGTCATCATTTTGATGACCCGAGACATACTGGATGTAAATTCATCTGAATTGCGCGAATAAATGTTGGATACGCTTTTAGGTGAGGCATAACCAAGAGCCTTGGCGATATCTGAAGATGTCAGCCAAATACCGTCATTTACTGGCGCAGGCACCAAATTAACGCCATGGAAGTTGTAATCTGATTTTGCTACACTATTCATGTTGGTTTCCTTGCATACGGTTTCCGACATAGAGGCCCGGTTAGTGTTAGCGCACTGCTGGGCTTCGCTGTTTTTAGAGAGCATTCTGCATTTTCTCCCGATACTTCAACCACCATGCCAATCCCTGAACAAGCACCGAGTTTTCAGACATCCCCTCTTCCTCAGCAATGCGCTTCACCTCTTCTTTGTAGCGATACGGATACCGAAGAGTTGTCTTCACTTCATTCTTTTCCATGTTATCTCCTCATTACATCAATGAAGGCAAATTGCCTTTAGAGTCAATTTAGCACGATTGAATATGAAGTCAAGTTGCCTCTACAATGTTTTTTTATTTGAGGTGGCTTATGTCAGAGAAATTCCCCAGTCAAATGCAAGACAAGTTCACCGTAAGGTTTCCGGATGGCCTTAGAGACGCCATAGCTGAGCGAGCAAAGCGCAATGGGCGTTCCATGAATTCAGAGATAGTTCAGATTCTTCAAGATGCGGTAGATTCCGAAGGTAAAGGGATCTCGGCCGTAGCGGGAATTGATGTGCAGGAAATGCACCGCCTCTTAGATAGGGTTATCGAAGAGTCTCTGGCTAACAAAAAATAAACTTAGAGAGATATCATGGCCTCCATAAGCAAGGAAGAAAGCGCAGTCATAGATAAGATGTTCTCATGGTGTGCGTCAAGCAGTGACATGGTCATCATAAAAAAATCAATCTTAGAAGTTAAAAATGGGAATGGGCTTTGCGATAAAGCGATTAACTGCAAAGGTGATTTGTACTCTTTTAAATTCGTAGTAGCTGAACATACCGGTCTTTGCTTGAAGGCATCTGGAGAGCTAGGTAGGGTTTTGTATCACCTAGTCAAGTCTCAATCAGATCGTAAAAGAATGATCGGTTCTGGTATAGCGTATGGCACATGGATGAATTACGGATGCGAATGCCCATACCCGTCACACAGCCGCCTGCATGGTAAAAAGTTTCCACTAAAAAAAGGCGCAAGAATTGGCTTACTCAAAAGGGTGCACCCGAACACTCTTGTCGGGTGCCGCTGTTTTGTCAGGCCAATACTACCTTTTTAATCCCACCTGAGTGGGCTATTGCCATTAAATGCCAGCATCAATCTTACTCATCGTCACAAGGATTTGACTGCCTTTGTCCTTGATTCCGATGTCCGCTACCTTCCCTGTGGAGAGGTAAGCCCTGCCCTGATAAAAGTCCTCGCTTACCTTTTTATAGACTTCTACCTTTTCACACTTAACGTTATCTACGTTAAACTGCTCGGATAAAATGTGATTGACCGCGTCACATGAGTCCTCAGCTAAAGCAGTGTCGGCTTGTTTTTCATTCCATCCATAGAAAATAATTCCTATTAGAATGAGTGCTGAAATAATCACCAGTGCTTTCTTCATCCCGCTATCACCGTAACCTGTTAACAGTCTTAATATCTTACCATGTGCAACGCTTTTTAAGGCCTAATTCCGCTGGAAAATGCCGCATTGGTGGATGCTCTGCTTGCCTGCTGGTTAATGCTCTTCGTCAGTGCGTCTACTGATGTAGGGTTGCTGTTCACGTTAACAGTATTAATGTGCGTGCTATTGGTTATCTGCGGGTTGCCGCCGCTAGAAGCTAGTTGATATGGGCTGCTGTCAGCCATCCTTCCCTGGGTCGCATAATAGTTTCTTGAATCGCCCATGTTGCCGTGAACCTTGCCAGTATATTCTCTGGTTTCCTTTGGCAAGGCAGATGGGTCACTCCCGTTAGCGATCCACTTATCAACATTACCCATCCCCCAATTATAGGCTCTCAGCGCATTATCAACGTTACCATTGTAGCGCTTGAGTAGCTGGCTCATGTAAATAGATGCTGCCGCTCTGGATTTCTCAGGGTCTAAACGTTCATCGACCTGAGAGTCAACACGCAATCCAAGGCCTCTTGCCGTGCCCGGCATAAACTGAAAAGCACCTGCGGCACCAGATACGTTGTATGCAAATGGATCCCCACCTGATTCTGTCATCATGATGCCATGAAGAAGGTCATCCATGCGCACATCACTGGTTCCATATTGCCTACGCGATGATTGGGCGTGCTGCTCAACGTCTCCAAACCCCAAGAACGATTTAACATCATCCCAGGTAACAAATGGGGTTTTCTCTTCGTGGCCTTTATCAACAAGGTATTGACCTACAGTCTTTCCTTGCTTTCTTGCCTCTTCTCTCACCTTGTCTATTCTGTTGCTTGCTGCAGCAGCTGCCACAGCCCCCATAACCAGCGGGTTTGCCCGTAAGCCAGCAGACAGCAGAAGCAAAAGAGCTGTTGCTCCACCAACGGAGTCAGTCAGCTTTTTAATTGATTCCCCAGCCTCTTTAAAAAACCCGATAATGTCACCGTGGTGGTCTTTTATCCAATCACCGAAAGCTTTCATGGCATTGATTACTTCAGGCGCAAAAGCTGTAGCTAAATCAGTGCGTAGTCTGTCAAACTCGGAATCAAGCTGACCCAGTGTTGCCACCAGGGCCTCTTGCTCTTTAACCTGCTGGGCAGTGATGTTAGAGCGCTTAGTCTCATTATCTACCAGCTGCTTAAGCTCGCCTGACTTTATTTTGGCGGCATCAGTGGGGTCAAAACCGGCCGCCGCCATCACCTGCATCAGATTCTCCTGGGAGTGATTACGGCTGTAGCGAGTAAATTCACCCAGCGCCTTTGTCGGGTCGCCAAGCTTGCTGATGTTCAATCCCGTTCTGGCACCGAGCGTAATCAGGTTCTGCGCACTGCCAGTCAGGCCGCCGAAGATAGTTGGGTCAGCGATGTTAGCCAGTGCCATACGAGCATTACCAGCTGCTGAAATAAACGCATCACCATTCAGACCCGCTTGCTGGAATCCTCGACGGACACCGAAAACCTTATTCACGTCAGTGCCAAAAAACTTCGCCTGTTGGCTGGCGCGAACAATTTCATTAGCGGTTGAGGTGAACAACTGCTTAACGCCATAGAGACCGGCCGCAACGCCCAGAAATCCAGCTGCAGCAGTCGTTATCCCCCGGAATGAGGAAACGGCAGCCTGTCCAAACTGAGTAAACTCGGTGGCATTTGTCTTAAGGGTGCGGTTAATGTTTTTGCCAGTTCGCTCGAAGTCCTTTTCGAGCTTGGCCACCTCATCACCAACCTTGCGCTTCCCATTCAGGAACTCATCGGCTCTGAGAGTTACCTTATACGCGAGCTCCTGAATAATCATTGCTGCTCCTGATGTTTTTGCCACACGCGCTGGTTGAAGTTTTCCACGGAAATAATCTCCAGCAGGTTATACATATCCTTGACGGATAGCTTTTCCTGCAATTCGATGTAGGTTGCTTTTCCAGACCGAATAATGGCGTTGATGTCTTGAGAGATATTTGCGGGGTATACAAGCTTCGCCGGAAGGATTTCCTCTTCAAGGAAGGGGTACTTTACCCTTCGGCGATGGTTAAAAAATCAAAGTTGACCTTAAACACTTTGTCCATCAGGCTTCGGATGGTTGACACCTCTTCGAAATCGATGGATTTGACAGCTCTTATCTGCCGATCGCCGTCGTGTGTAATCACAATCTGAACCGTCGATAAAAGGCGGTCCCGAAGCTGACGAGAAACCTCAGGGCTTGAAGCGGATAGTACGCTCAGGCCTACCGTCGCGAGGCCAGCACACCCCATTGCGATGACATCAGCGGGGATGCCGGTGTAGTTGCAATCTCCCATCGCGCGGAAGATGTCCTGTGCCATTTCATCGGCATCCCATGCCGACATTTCCGTGATAATGAACTCCTTCCCCTTGTCGCGATTTTCTTCCATTACGACATAGGGGATCTCTTTTCGTGCCATCAGATAGCGCTCCGGGTTACTGATTCAAAGTGGAATACTGCTGCGCGAGGCTGAAGAACGCGGCGACCGGGAGGTGTTGGGTTCCATGAATAAAGTACGCCATTAACAAAATTCCATTTAGCTCCCAGCGCCGGCACAGTAAGTACAGCGTTACACGCAAACGCTGATATTGCCGTTCGTTCCGCGGAAAACCAGTCATCAAGCAGGCTTCCTGCATTAGAGGTGGCCATCAGGTTGATAGTGAACTCTGTCGGGTTAAATATGAAGCCAGCATGATATTTGCCGTCGGCCGACATCATGTCCTCTTTGTTCTGCAGCGAGGCAGTTTCAAACATGTTGTCAGCAGAGTAATCGTCAACATCAAAGCCGCCTGGATAGTAAGCCGGTACAACGATGCGCAGTTTCGAGTTTGCACTCGTAATGTCGAGAGGCATGATTTTTCCTTAAAGAATCGCAGTGGAGGACATTTTGATGGACTGGATAAGCTGCCCGTCCACGTAATAGAAGATCACCCCTTTCAGGTCACGCTCGATGCGTGCCGCTCCGCTCTGCGTCGGGATGTACAGATACCAACCTTCGGAATACAGCGTTGCTGAGATATCTTTGCCTACTGTGTTATTCACTATGCGGATTTGCGCGTTGTCTAGGACTACGCCCTTCTGGATTGCCCCGAAATTCAGCGCCTGGTTTGCAACATCAATGGTCGCAGCCTGAACGGCACCGTAGCCGCTGTCATTGAACGGGTAGGACTGGTTGTTGGTAAACAGATTCGCGTATGCGCCAACCAGGTTTGCGTTCATCCATACCTGGTTCAGGAAGCTATCCAGCCAGACAAATTTGCCGGTAATCGCACCATCAGATGCATACTGAGCCATTGTCTTGTTCAGGCTGTATGAGCCGTAGAAGTTGTAACCGTTAGACTTCAGAGCCTGAGCAGTAGCCAGATCGCTTACATTAGGTGCCAGACCGGAGAATCCACGGAACTTGAAAGATATTCTCCCGTTAGTTCGCGCAAAATCTACAGACGCGGCATATGCAAGTGCGGTTACACCGTACAGGTATGTTCCGTACACCGGAAATACGTTTTCATAGCCATTCGCTACAACCACTTTCTGAACGAAGCAGTTGGCGTTATTCGCCACTGTACCAGCCTGAGTAGTGTCATGAACGACATAGCCGAAGCGGTTTTTACTGCCGTTAGCCCATGCGCACAACTCGGTTTTCTGGTCATCGGTTAACTCAACAAGCGAGTTAAACAAAATCCAGTTCTGATTCTGGTTGATGATGTTATTCATCGTATCGGTCAGAGTGACCGCATCAGATCCAGGTGAAACAGTTGCAGCAGTTGCAGCAGTTAACAGCAGTCCGGTAGCAAGAGCACCATCTGACGCGAAAGAAACCTCGCTGTCTGCGCCGGTAGTAGCTGAGCGAATGATGAAGCGGTTAGCAATCGGCAGCCATTCGACAGAAACTTTGCTCGCACCGATACCTGTTTCCAGTTTGTCGGCGATATCAGAGAAGCTCGTCGCCGTGGAGAGGTCAATTGATGCGCTGGTAGTCGACTCGCCATCCACAGACAGTGTGATAGTGCCAGCCGGAATCGCCTTCAGGGTTGCCAGAGCAACACCTTTAAGATTTCCAGACAGCAGGTAACCAGCCACATCAGCAGTGACAATGCGGTACATCAGAAGCTCGCCAGGAATTACGGATGAATTTTCGTACCCGTTAAAATACTGCTGCGCAGCGAGGAACTCTTTTGACTCACTGCCCATAAGAGCAGAGACATCGGATGATTGAAAATACGACTGAACAGCACCAACCGGAACAAGCTCGTTGTCTGTCAGCATCAGGCCGTTAGCATCAACCGCAGAACCGGCAGGTGTAACGACATTGGGAGTGATATTGAAATCTACAGATAAAGGGATAGTGCTCATGGGCGGTCATCCACCTGTTGGTTTGTAAAGTCGATTTTTTCGAAGTAGTCCTGCGGTAACGACACGGTGATGTGTGCTTGCAGTGACAACGTCATGGTCCATCTTTCCTGCCACTGGCTTTCGGCGTTAATCATGGGAGCCTGAATAGCGGCAGTTGAATACAGAGGGGCAAGGCGATCATCAATGACCTTGATTTTCTCGTAGCCATAACTGCTTGCGAATAGCGTTTCCAGCGCTACCGCGCGGTCGCCTGCGTTGTCGCCATAGATATCAACCTGAATATCTGCCTGGCGAACCTCGGTGTAACCCATCGCGCTGGTTGACGGTGTACCTGTATCCTGCTTGATATCTCTCGTCGTTGATAGCCGCGTGAATCGCAATGGTGTCAGGATGCAGAACTTGCCTTTAGGCATCGGCACGCGGTTAGCCTGCGCCTGCTGGCAAGGTCCCGAGATGGGTTCGATAAAGTCGGCCAGCGTATCGATAATGTTGTCTATCGTGTAGTCATTCATGTATCCACCTGCAGCACAACCAGCAGCCGGCACCAGTCAGGCCATAGCTCTAGCGGCTCAACAACAAGCCATGTTCTGCCGTCGATGATGAAGATGTCTCCACCCTTATCCAGCGTTCTGTTGACGCTGTAAAAATTGCCATTGATGTGGATTGACTTTGCCAGACCCTGAATATTAAGGCCGTCTACGTGCTGAATATCGCCTTTGCTGAGCGGCTGAAGCTGAAGAAAAACCTGTTCATCAGGGGCATATTGAGGTGATGGCTTTCTGCCGGGCCCAATCGTTTCTCCAATGTATCGGCGCAGGGTCGCTGAGATATTCGGGTTTATCGAAGAGGTTGCTCTGTTGGCTATCCCGCGAAGATTCATTCTCCCTCCGATATTTCGTAATCGACGCTGTTTAGCATGTGTGAAGTATCGATAAGAGGCTTACTGAAGCCCTTCCTCTTAATCGTCGCAGGGGAAAGAGGAGGTTCCAGAAGCGTTCTAATCTCTTCCTGAATGTCGCTTTTAATCTTCTCTCCCAGCAGGCCGAGTAACGTTTCCGTGTCGACCTGACCGCCCTCGGCAAGCTTTCCCGCCACCTCTGACCACTCATTCTCATGATTGGCTATTGCGTTGCGGAAGAAAGGCCGGGGTGGCTGGTTATTTGATGGGTTGCCAAATTCGTTAGCCGCGGCGACCAGCGGCACTGGTGTGCCATCTGGGTAGGTTGCCCCACTCAGAAAACCGACTTTCAGCACCATTGGCCGCCCAAACAGATCGGCCACCTCTGACAGTTTTTCGTCTACCGGGCCGTTACCTGATGTCATGGCTATCTCCTGTAGAAACCCCTGCGGAAGTAATGCGACGGATATTGAGAAGGAGAGGCGCCGGGCAGGTAACGAAACGTCCGATACTGTGCAGTGGCCTGCCAGTAGGCTGCCCCGTAAGGTGTTTGAAGATACCACCAGGACGACGCACTGGATGGCCCCGCATCAACCGAGACAGACACGGAGCCTTCGGAGGCGCTCGTTACCCGCCCAACCAACCCGGAGGCTGACTGCCCACCTGTGCCGCTGTTAATGGTAGCAAGATGAGCAACCAGCATATTCAAATAGACAGACCTGGCCGCAGCATCGGTTACCGGACTGCAGTCAGTGTTATCAAGGTAGACCGTTGCCTCAACGAAATACGCATTCAGCAGCGCGTCACTTACCGAGTTGAATTCCGGATAACGCTCGCGGAATGCTTTAATGTCGAAAACAACGATCGCCATGATTATTTACCGTCCGCTTTCTCGATGCCCGGTGCAGGCTTGTCCTGCGGCAGGCCTTCCAGGCCAGACTTAACGCTGGCATTTTCGTTGGCTTTGGATTGCGCGCTATTGGCTTTTGCCTGAGCGAATACCAGCTCGTTTTTGACATACGGCTGGTTTTTGTGAACTTCCATCCACTTCTCAAAGGCGTCTTTGTCGACACCCTCAGTCAGGCCGTAACCGCCAAAGACATTTGAAGAGTTAGCGCCGTTCAGCGTCACGGTGTAGCCGTCCTGCTCAACAACCAGGCCGTTAGGAAGTTTGCAGCCTACAACGATAGTTTCTGCCATGTTTTACACCCCGATCATGCTGGCGATAGCCAGAGGTTGACGAATGATTGCACCCCAGGTGCCGCCTGATTTTTTCTGCTTCCAGCTGGACTCTTCGACCACCACGGCATGCGCGCGCATTTTCTCAGTGAACGCGGCGTAAGCGGTGTCGGTCTCGCCGAGTTTGTCGGCGATGAGCTGCACCATCTCGCCAGCGTCAGTGGAGTACTCGACCGCCGTCTCGATACGCAGGTTCGGGAAGTTTTTCTTCAGCAGATCCGACACGTTCACGTTGTACATGTTGGTCTTGGTCAGATTCACTTCCGCCGTCGGCGACATCGCCAGCGTCATCGGGGAATCGCGCTCAATGAGGCCTTTGGTCTGTGCGACCAGTTGGCCGTAAAGCTTGGCGATATCGTCGTATACTGCCTGACCGTCTTTCGATGACCACGTCACAGCGCCGCTCGCGCCGGTTGCATTCGGCGTGATAGGTGCAGGCAGAGACGGGTCATTCAGCAGGCCGTAGTTCTGCAGGCCCTGAATGCCGTAGAAGTACGACTTGTTCTGGAACTTGTTGAGCACCAGAGCTGAAGCCACATTGAGCTCAGCTGCGTAGCCGATACGCGCTGCGCCGTACATATCAAGCTCACGCTCACCCCAGCGGGTGTGAGTCTGGTAGTGGTAGGACTGGCGCGGCACCCAGTTGACGTTTGCAGCGGTCATGCCGTTGTTGTTGAAGTCACCGTAAGAGCTGGTTTCACCTGCGCTTTCCACAACCGGGAATTGTGCGGTCAGAGTGGTCCAGTCGCCTTTTTTCACTTCGCCGATGATTTGCGCAGCCTTCATCGGGGTGACCAGGATACGGATCAGCTCCGGGTCAACGTAGTTGGTGAAATACGCCGGGATACCTGCGCTACCAGTGGTAACCATGGTCGGCTGCGCATCCATCGCCAGGGAGAAGTTCTCCGCAAATTCTGGCTTCAGGTATTCTTTTGCGCCCGGCAGCACGATGCCGTATTTACCGCTTGCTGCGGCATAGTGTTTCTGAAATTCGTTCATTACTTGCTCCAGGTGCTGATTTTGACCAGTTCGCCTGCATCGCAAGCGCTACCAGCGTAGAAAGGCGTTTCGACTGCGCCGGAAATGGTGGCTCCTGCCGCACCGGTTTTAATAGTGCCGTCAGCCAGTACTGCGAAAATTTTCTGTCCGCGAGTCGCGGCGGTTGCGGTGCGGGCCCAGAAGTCGCCAGCGACCATCAGCGTGACTTCGCGCCCGACCTGGATGACGTTGGAGGAAGCGCCGAGCCACTCCGTGATAACCGCCTGACCGTCACGGTGAACAAAACCTGACGGTGCGCCGGTGCCAGTGTTGGTGGCCACGCCGTTAACCGCCCATGCAAAGCGGCCGATAGTCAGGCCGCCAGTACCTGCAACCAGCGCAGCTTCGCCAGCCAGGAAGGTAGCGTGAGGGTTGGTACTTGCAAATCCACCTTCGACGCCAGGGGCCGGATATTGATTAATTACACTCTGAAAACCAGGCATCTTAGAACCCTCGTTTGAGTTTGCCAGCGGTCGGGAAGGCTTTCTCGAATTCGCTGATAGAGTCGGAATCCTGCGCAATTACAGGGCGCTTGTTGTTCTGCTGCTCGATAGCCATTTTGACCATCTTAGGGAAGGCCGAAGGATGAACGCCTTCGATATCAACGCCAGCCTGCTCAAGTGCAGTGCGATAGACATCTTCAGCGGAGTCCATTGCTACCACGTCGCCAATCAGCGGGCGCACAGCCTGCTCTGCTTCACGCACGGCGCGGAAGTTTTCTGCGGCTTTTTGGGTAGCTGCATCGGCAGCCAGTCGAATCGCGGCGTCCATTGCAGGCTTGTCCACTTTGTCTTTCTCTTTCTTGTCGTCTTTATCTTCGCTGTCTTCATCCATCGCAGCAGCAGGTGCGAGAGACGCAGCAATTTTGGCAATGATTTCTTCTGATACACCTGCTTCACGCAGCAAAGAGATGATGGCCTCTTCGTCGCTGTCGCCGGCGACATTCACTTCTTCTTCCGGCTCGACGGTCTGTTCGGATGCTTCGATGATTTCGACCAGCTCTTCCGGTTCGATTTCCATGTCAGCTGCGAGACGCGGCTTGCAGAGTTTCGCCACTGCCTGTGCGATCGCCTTAGGCGATTTGTTTGCGTTCAGGATGGCGGTCAGTTCTTTGGGTGCGGCATCCTGAGCCAGACGCGGCTTCAGATACGCTCCCAGCGCAGCACGGATGGCGACGCCTTTGCGGTCTAACTTCATGTATTTAAGCTCCAGTGGGAGTGAATCCCCGACTACAACGTCGGGACCTGCGCGGCCGGTTTCGACCAGTGCAACGTGATTTCCGACAATGTCACGCATGACGCCGTCATATGCTTCGCCGTCTGGTGATTCGCCGGGGGTCATGTCGGCGACGTACTGATACGACGACGACAATTCTTTCTGCTCTTCAGTCTCGATACCTGCGATGGCTGAGTTGTCCCAAATGGACAAGCCATTGGTCAGGTACTTGCCGTTAAATGCGGCGCTCGAATGCGTTGAGCCCACCCGATATTCTCGCGGCGGGTCGCCGGGGAAGTCGGGAGTGTGAATGCAGAGGATCGGGATGTTGTTGAAGGTATGAGCGGCTTTCTTAAGTTCTTCCGGATCGCGGTAAAGCTGGTAGATTTTGTCAGGCTCAAGGCCTAGCTCTTCCCACCCAGGAATTTCTCTCCCGTAGTAGGGGCAGACATTCGCCTTACTGATGTTACTAACCGCCACCTGGAGCCTGCCGACATCATCAAGTTTGCGCACGGAGGCGCGGTCAAATGCCAACCTTTCAGTTGCTTTCATCGTTTTTCTCAGATTTCAGGCAATAAAAAAGGCCGCCTGAGCGACCCTTTGGGTTTGATTATTTATTAGAGGCCTGGTATTACCGGAGACCAGGTGCATCGACAGTTGATTTCCTCTCCAGGCATTGTCCACTTCCCATCCAGATAAAGCCCTTTCGTCAGGTCGAACTTCTGTCCGTCTGCTTTAACGTGTGATGGCCGTGGCTCTTTGCCTGCGTGAGAGTGCCGCCAGATGCCTTCAGTGATGCCTAGCGACTGCTGCCTTGCCGCCTGCATGACTGATGTGGCCTTGTTGTTCTGGTCTCTGGCAATGAGAGCCGCTCGCCGGCGGGTTATCCCGTATCGATTTTGCAGCTCATCAGTAAGAGTTTTCAGGTCTCGACCACGCGCAACAGAGCGCATGACCATTCCCTCAACCTCAGTGAAGTACTTCTCCGGGATAGAGCGGATGAGCCCGACGTTTTCGGCGATGGTTGCCTGCAGCGCATTGTTCATTGGCGCAGTCATTTTGAACTCAACGGTCAATCCGGCAACGTCGAGAGCGTTACGCAGCGATACGTCAGAATTCTTCATCGCGTCTCCAGCAAACCTCTCTGCCAGTTTCTGAGCGATAACGTCGAATTGCTTTGTCCAGCGCTTCGCGAGCTTTCTGACAGCATCACGCATGAACTCAGCGGGAGACGCGTCCATTGCCACTGCTGCGCCGCTCGCCTTGTAGTTAGCGGTTAACCAGTAGACAACGGACTTCTGCATCTCCCTGACCTGCTTATCAAGCTGTCGCCTATACCACGCCTCAACGCCGGCGTTAGGCCGTATCGGGCGGGTCGTCCTCATTGTCGATGTCGTCGACTTCTTCTTCGATTTCGATGTCATCGCTCAGGTCCAGTGAGTGGTAAGGGCTGTCAGGGTCAGCGGCAATCTTCTCCCTAACCTCATTATTGGTTAGCGAGCCGGTCGCGACATAGACAGCGTCCGTGTCAGCATCCATCTTGCGAATCTCTGCGCGTTCTTTCTCGCTCATCTCGTAAAGCGGCTCAAACTCGAAATAGATGTCCGGGTCGATGTCGCCAAACTCTGAGAGCTGAATGATGTCCAGCACGCGCTTGAGGTTGTCTTTGAAGATGGACTGCTGCATGGCGTGGATGTAGTCGTAGAAGACACGAATCTCGCCATCGGATGAGGCGTTGAGGCCAGCAGGCGAGATTCCAAGCAACTTGACCAGCGGGATGCTTGAAACTGCAGCCATCTGCTCTTGCGCCTGCGCCTGGAGAGCGTCAAGACCGCTTAGCGGCGCATTGACGAATTCGACCGTTTCCGGCGCTTCCGGGCTGTTGTCTTTCGCAAAAGCGCCACGGTTCTCGCGGCACTGATTAAACATCTGCAAACGATAAAGCAGGCTCTCGGCCCCGCCACCCTGCAAGACCGTGCTCATGTTCGTGCCGATGACCGGGATACTGAACGAGTGAATCATGTCGCTGACGCTATCACGCGTGCGTAGCCAGTTGTTCACGTAAGGCTCTGCAATCTGCGTCAGACTTAGCCCACGGAAGTTATAAGCCGCCTTAAGCAGGTCCGGCACCTCGCGCGATACGAAGTCCAGCATTCGGCTTGCATTGACTGTCTTAGCCATTACAAACCATTCGGTTGGCTTGTAGAAGTCAGGGCTCAATGGGTTGTCAGTGTTGTAGACGCCCGGATAAGTCCAGACCGGCTCAATGACCGTGAAGCCGTTCAGAGAACCCTTCGTTATCTTCTTGTCGGAGATAAACAGCTTCGACTGCAGCTCCACGGCATCTGTCCAGGCTGACGCCCCTTTTGCCGTCTTCACGTCGATGTAAATCTGCCCGCCACCGAAGTATCCGTCGTGCTCTGCAGCCTCTCTGAATTTCTCCTTGACGCGGAATTTCTCCATCGCTGCATAGAGCTGCCGAACGCGCTCGGCCTTGTCGTCATCACCAACCGTCTTGAGCTTCACCCACTTGCGGGTCATCTCTTCGGCGATGGTGCCGACCATCTTGCGATATTCCGGCTTCTGCGCCAGCGTGGCGAGATACGGATAGCCGGGGAAGCTGTCATGGTAGCCGTAGGTGTATCCCGCATAAGCGCCGTTGAGAGCGTCATACGGCGTTGAGTCCATGGCGAGAATGCCTTTCTCGATGCTCTCTGGGATAACGCCTTTTGGCGGCACGTACTGCGAGAACTCTCTCGGCGGCTTCGGTGTGATTGCAGCTACCGATTCAGCCCTAATTTTCATCTGCGCCTTTTCAGGCTCTTTCACCGGCTCAGGCGCGGCGACTTGTTTCTTTTTAAACGGCCACACTTAAATTCTCCTGAGTTGGCTCGGGTCGATGACCATCGGCTGGCGACCGGAAATAAGGTTGTCGTCAATGGCATCCATCCAGGTATCAAGGATGTCGTCATTGTCGTGGCTGTCATCCGCAGAGAACGCCGCGCATTCGGTCATTGCGGTAAGCACCCATGAGGTGTTGCCAGCTACAGACCCGTCTTCGTAGTAGATGTGGATAACTGCAGCGCCGTTTGCATCATGCGTTGCCGGCACATAAACTTTTCCAGTCTTAATCTGGGGTATGACGTTCAGGCAGCGAACAAGCTTGTTCTGCCCAGTGCCGCGAGGGATTTCTTTAACCGGAATGCTGTTTCTCTTCTTAAGCGTCGTAATCAGCCCCTGCCCCGCCTGCTTCTCTTCGATAGCCATGTGACGCATGGGCATGATGCGAAGTGATCCGCTTGCGCTCCATTTGGCCCAGACCTCCTCCGCTTTCTTCAGGAGGTCTTCAGGGTCCCAGCGACCACGCACTACATCGATGATGTATAGATTTCCATCAACACCCATGCCAACAAGCGTGAATACCGTGTAATCAAGCCAGTCCTCAACCTTGCCACTGTTCGTATCAACGTATACGGCTCGGTGAGTGAGCTTGGGAAGCGTGGTGTAGGTCTGGAACCAGTCGGTATCAATGATGCCGCCAGTAAGCGCCATTGGGTTCTGCTGGTACTGCGACAGGAATGTGTAACGGTCTCTCTCCCACAGGGCGACGAGATCGTTCACGTCTTCCATCTGCGGCCAGTATGACCAGTATCGCGTCCCGGAGACTTCGACCGACTCGGTGTCTTTGACCGTTTCCCAGCACAGTGAACGCCATGGCTCAGGCAGGGACTGAATGTATTTTTCGTCAATCAGCGCCGGGATGGCGACGTGATGGAAATCAACGCCCATACCACCTGACAGCATGAAGCCGGTTGCGTCGTCAGTGTGCAGGCGCTGCTGAATGCTCACGAATGGTGTTGGGTGGTCTTTCGACTTATCGCCGCGGCGAGAACGGATGGTGTTTACCAGAAGCGTGTTGGCGCTGTTCCGCTTGGTCTCGCTGAGCATGTCGACCGGCTTGTTGTAGTCGTCCAGCATAACCATGCCGGAGAACTCAGGGCCGAAGTAGCCGCCACGCCCGCCGGTGATTTGTCCGTTACTGGAACGCGATACCGTCTGCCCGATTGAGCGACCGCGATCGTCTTTTATCTCCCACTCTTCCGCCTGGTTGACACCAAACGAGCAAGGCCAGAATTCCTGATATTCCTTGCTGGCAATGATGTCTCTGGTGCGGCGAGAGTTGCGCTTAACCAACGTGTCGGCAAACGAGATGTTCAGGTTGCGAAAGCGCTTTAGCTTGCCTTCCTGCACCAGTGCGTTGACGTATGCAGGAAAATGGATGGAGAAGAACTCTGTCTTCGTTCCGCCCGGCGGGATGTTGATAATCAGGTTTCGCGGCTGCAGGCGTCCGGCTATCAGGTCATCAATCTTTGACGCCATCAGGCGGTGATGCCAGTTAACCAGAAGGCGATCGCCCTGAATCAGTTCAAACCACAACCGCGTGAAGTTGAGAAACGACTTGGTAGACTTTGAACGAATGATGACACGCTCTGGGAATGACAAATCATCCCATTCGAGGATTTCGTTCATATCAGTCCAGACCTTTTAGTTTCTCCTCCATTGCTGCCTGCGCTGCTGCATAGTCAGCCGCTGTGTAATTGACGACTTCTACGGGGCCGCCATTGGCACCTTTGATAGCGTGGTCGATTTTGTCTCGCCAGTCTTTTTTCTGTCTGTTTTTGAGCCAGAAGATGGCGGCAGCAGTATCAGGAGGGTAATGCTTTTTGATTTGCGTTTTTACTATCTGGTTGTCAATGACGCGGATATCGGTGTCCGGAGCTACATATCCCTTAGCTCGCTGGAAAAGACTGTCGACAATTTCTGCATCAACAAGGTCTTTCCCCTTTTTTACGGACTCCAGAAACTCTGGATGCTCTTTTTTCCACGTATTGATAGTTGCTTCAGAGACCTCGAAGAAGTCTGCTAATTGAGCGTCGGTGTAGCCAAGCATGCACAGCTTGCGAGCCTGCTCGGCATACGCCTTCTGGTACTTGGTTGGCCTAGCCATGTTTATTCCTTACATCATTCCCGCAGCTTTAAGCTTGGTGATAAGAGCGTTAAGGTCGGTTACAACACCTGCAACATCGGTTGCTGTCGATGCGTTCTGAGAGGTCATTTTCTTTACGCCACCGATAGTGGTCGTTGTTGCTGCCGGGATGGTTACTGAATCGCCAGGCGTCATAACCTCAATCGGGTAGCCGCCAGTGGACATTGCGCGTTTGGTCATTTTGTTTTCCTGGTTATTGAGATGCTATGCGTCGTTTGAGTGACAACCATCATCAGGCGCACTCGTAAATGCGCCTTGTGATGAGAGCCGTTGTGAAAGAGGCTCTCACCTCTTCACTTTCATGTCTTCCATAGCCAGAAGGGCATCCAGAAGAACTTCCGCCTTTTCGACGCTTGATTTGCCCAGCGCAATACGCCCGCTGTTGAGGTCCTGAAATCCTTCCTTCAGATAGCGGCATATGGTTTCGAGTTGCTGCTTTTCATTTTTCGTCATGCAGCACGCTCGCTCACTTTGTTTGCTGCAAGCAAGCCAGCAATCCACTGGATACCCTTGGGCGTGAACTTAACCTGGATGAAAGCATGGCCGTTGTTCTGGTTCTCTCCGGTTTTCATGGTGAAGCGACCGGCATCGAGATGATGAGCATAGGGCGTCAGTTTTCCGGCCAGGCGATACATGATTCCCTGCTCAATCAGGAACAACCGGAAGTCTGTTTCTTTCACCTTCAGCAGTTTTGCTGCTTCACGGAAGCCCATCGCGCCTGTTGCCTCGACGTAGTGATCAACAAATTCGACTTTAGGCGCGGCAATAGCGAGCTTATTTTCCAGCTCCGCTTTCTGCTCTGCGAGGTCTGCTGCGAGACGAAGTGCTTCGGGAAGCGTCTGCGGAATCTGCGGGCCGTGCATCACTTTCAGCTTTGCCAGCACTGAGCGCCTTACAGCCTTTGACTCTCTCATGCCTACCAGCATCATCTGGTCAAAGTCGAGCTCGTAATAAGCCGTTTGAGTATGGTTATTGTTTAACCGGAATTTTTTTCCGGTTCCGTCCAACTCCAACTCATCCTCAATTTTTGTCAGAAACTTACGTGGCTCATGAGGGTTTTCTCCGGCTTCTACGCGCGCCGGGTTAATAATGCTATTAAGGAAGTCCAGGCTACTCATCGACACTTCGCGTTCTACGGAGATCATCTCTTTCATAGCGATTACCTTTTAGAAAGTTGAGCCTGTTCGCACAGAAAAGCCGCCCCGAGATGGTCGCCACCATATACGGCAGTTCTCAGGCTCAGCTTTCTGAAAGACTCGGGAATGTTATGCGCTGCGACGCGCGTTTTACTGCGGACATAAAAAAGCCCCGCTATTGCGAGGCTCGGTTACTTCAGGCACTGCTGCCGGATGTAGTCCTGCAGATAGCTAACCTGTTTGGTCACTGTTTCGATTCGCTCTCTGAGGGTGAAATAATCCCGTTGAGCGGAGTCTGTAAGTCTGGCGGTGGGAGCATCGCCCAGGCTGCCGGTGCCGGTCGCTCCGGTCGCGGTGCAGGTGGCGTTGAGTTGCAGCCTACGCTTACCAGCAGCAACATCGCGTTCAAGCTGATCAATAATGGCCTGTGCATGTGCCAGTTCTCCGGTGTATTTGGCATCCAGTGCAGCAACATCACGCTGACGCGTTTGCATGTCGGTGATGGTGGCGGTAGCCAGCGACAGACTTTGCTCAGCGTCATCAGCGCGTTTCTTCTCGCCCTTATAGCTGGAATACGAGAGCCACGACGCTAGTGCCAGCAGGAGAATCACTCCCGGCACTATCAGCGACTTCATGCTGATGTTCATGCGGGGATCTCAACGTGAGGCGCGTCGATGAATTTTGTTTCGATAGGCAGCGCCGGGTCATTCTTCCAGTTGATGCCGAATCGGAGTTTAAGACCCTGCTCGTCAGCCGCCTGCTTAACCGCTTTGAGAAGAGGGTGAAACTCTTCAATCTTCCAGGTTGTGTTAACCGGGATGATGTCGACGGCATGACCGGTCAGGTGACGGCTGTTCATCGTCTGAGATTTCCCGGTGGCGACCATCTCTTTCTGCCGGGCCTGCGTTCTCAGCCCTTCAATAACGATGAAGTCTACCGGTGTGATTTCCAGCGCACGGCGGATCACTTTCACCAGGTCAGGATTGACACCTTTAAGGTTGTTCTCGCTGCGCTGTGAGAATTTGAAGTTATTGGTTTGCATTCTTCATCCCCGTCAGGCGTTCCCAGAAATAAGTCAGCGCAACAGAACCCATTGCCCCACTAACTCCAGCTGCGGCCAGAATCATATAAAGGCTCAGGCCACTTTCTACGCTGACAAGTCCACCAATCACACCGGTAAAGCCAGAAACGGCTATCTGAGCCAGCGCATTGATCCAACTCCAGGTCGCTTTGTTCTGTTTAACGTCGATCAGGTAACGCACAAGGCCGCCCCAACAGGCGAGCACAAGGACGACGATCCAGGACAGACCGGCAATGCTCTCTTTATCATGCATACGTTTAGCCATATCACCTCCGAAAGAACGGGGTGCTGTTTGTAGTAAGGGATCAGGCCCTCGGGACGATTTAACAAGTAGGCGTGTCGATGATGGTTCCCGGAGCCTGAAAATAAAAAAGCCAGCGACAGGCTGGCAATGTGAGGGTAAGGCAATGTCGACTCTCTGGCCGAAGGGTCCCAGGTAGTGGGTTTGGTTTGTGGTGGCCGGTGCTGATCTCCGGCTTGATGATTCCCCGTGTCTTGTGGCCGCTAGCCTTTTCATCTACGGATGCAGGTCAGTTAATCCCTGCCTACCCGGTGTAACCACCGGAACCCACGCGAGTTAGCGCATCAGCCTGCGCATTCACCACAACGGGAAAGAGCACTGGGTAGGGATTCGAACCCTCTACCAATAATGGCGATCTCCGACGTCGCCCAATGCTCTTACCTGTTGTGGAAACAAAAAAGCCACCGTTGCAACTTAAGAGTCACTAACGGCAGCTTACATCTTTAAACGGTATGATATTTCATTCTGGCTGCCTCAAAAGCCGCAGCGGCAAGTTCGGCAGTGTCATGGTATCCAAGGTTAATACACTTTCCAGACGCATTAATTCTTGCTCTCCATTTCCCGTACTTAGCATCCCAAGACACGCCACGGTATCCAGATTTATTATTCTTCTGAATTTTCCTGTTTTGCATATTTTCGGAATGAGTGACAAGACGAAGATTTGATATCCGGTTATCTGTTCTTACCCTGTTGATGTGATCAATAAAACCATCGGGCATGGTGCCATAAACAATCAACCATGCCAGTCTGTGAGCAGGGTATGCCTTACCATTAATCATAATCATTAAATACCCATCAGAATTTATTGATGAGCATTTCTTGAAAGCAAAACGAGAGTTCCATGTCAAAGTGGTCCTCTCTCTCCCCTGCCTCCATCTCCAGTGAAAGTCGCCTGATGATGGATTGTAATCAACAACAGAAAGCACCATTTCTGGCGTTAATTTTATTTCTTTCATCGCTTTACCTTAGGGATAGAGCCTGTTCGCGTAGATATGACAGCCAAGAGCGGAGCGATGTTTCCACCACCATATCTCAGGCCCATATCACTAAGACTCTTGTTTTGATTGCACGCGAATGCAAAAAAGCCCACAGGAGGTGGGCTTGTGATGGTTGCTGAATGCAAAAGCAGCAGCATATGTGAATATTATGGCTAAATGGATAATTGCATGTCAAGGCTTTTAACAGCAACATGCTTAACTTTCTCAACTCGTTTACGCATTTTGAAAGCATTTTGCATTGGCTGGTATAAAACAAATAATGACGCTTTCAGGATGTCGTCAATTTCGTTTCTACAGGTTGCCAGTGAAGGTTTTCTCCATCCCTCGCCACCACGTCCACACATCTTGCGTGGCTTTGCAGTCGCGTGATAGTAGGATGCAATTGCTCGTTTAGATGAACCATGAGCGTAGTAGCTGAGGAGGATGCCAAAGGCTTTCTTGTCAATGTACATGACGGAATCGACGACCTGAGAAATCAACATTCCATCATCATCATTGCACATTGGCCTGGTCATAATTCTTCCCGGCTCTACGCTCTCCATGAACTTAGCGATAACGCTGCTCATGCGCTTTTCCAGGCGACCTGAATAAACCCATGCGCCCCACAGCTCAAGCCACCCGTTAATCCAGTCGTGCTGCTCTCTGGTAAGGCTCAATTCGCGTACCGTCATGCTGCATCGCCTCCCTCTGGTTTGTTGATACCGAGCCGGTTTTCCAGCTCCTTACGCATGTCCTTTAAGCGCCGCTCGGTCTCGTGAACGTTGTTAAGCTGCCATTCAACAGCCTCAAGCATCTCCTTATCCTTCTGGCGCTGTTGTGCTGATGCAATGTTGGTTGCTGTGCTCATACTGGCTCTCCCACTAATGAATCGAGTTGTCGCCTTAACATCTTGAGTGCACCATCAGGGAATGGTTGCCGCGCAAGGCCGGTGAATATGCCGCGCACTTTCCGGTCGCTAAGCCGCGGCAGCAATGCGCTCACCGTTGCGCGTATGGCCGCGTTGATTTTGCGGCCGTCTTTCTGCGCCAGCTTTGCGGCCAACTCGACGGTCACCAGGGCATCCAGATATTCCTCGCAGACCTCTCTGCTTACTTCGCTCATGCTGCCTCCATCAATTCGGCTATATCGGGTAACTCCCCGCCCAACTCAGTCACTACCAGTACGAGCATTCCGCCTTTAACCGCCTGACAGCGCTTGATGCGCATATCGTCTACCTGACCGTCATCCAGCCAGAAGCCCGCACTGGTGAGTGCGTCAAAAACGGCTTTGGGTAGATTGTCCAAATCGCGTTTGCGGTTATCGGGAGGTGCTGCGTGGATGGTGATTCTGATGCGGGGTTGGATCTTGATGTCTAACTTGTGCTGCTGAATTATTTCGATTACTTCTCGTCGGTATCGCTTACCCCAATCGCTGATGTAGTGGATGCCTCTTGAGTGTCTCCAATACTTGTTCACCGATGGCGGCCATGGAAGCCTGATTATGTATCTAGCCATAGACGTCTCCATCATTGGCGAATTCTCCGTGATATTTTGCGCGAGCTTCTTTTGCTACGAGTTCAGCAAGTTCGATGTCATCAAATGTTCCCAAAAAAAGCCTGCGATGATTAACACCTATTCTAACCTCCCACCCTCGCCGTCCTTTTTTGCGGTTAACACCCTTTACACCAGACGTGTTTCTCTTTTGCATTCCTCTATTTCTAAGGTTTTCAGCCGTGGTCACAACCCGCAAATTATTTATGCGGTTATCTTTTTTGTTGCAGTTGATGTGGTCAATTTCGCCAGAAGGGAGCTCTCCATGAGTAAAAAGCCACGCAAGCCTGTGGGCTTTATATAGCTTTTTGTTAAAGAAAATCCCTACGTATCCGCCAGTCATTTCATAACCAGCCACCTTACCTTTTCTTGCTTTCCCGCGGCTAACGTTCCATGTAAACAGCCCGCTTTCTGGGTGGTATGTGAGTAGCTCTAGGAGATTTTTTTCGTTCATCTCACCGTTACCCTCCCTTCTCGCGTTAGCTTTTGCAGCGTCAGGACGATAGCGCGATCCATTTCAGAACGCCGCTCTTCACGGCTTAAGTCTTTACCGTTGTCGATGCGCTCATGGCATGACGGACAAAGCGCCGCTGTTAAGCTGTCGTCTACCTTGAGCCCTATTCCCTTCCCTTCATTCCGGTGCGCGGCCTGAACTCCATACCGGCCACACAGAACGCAGCAATCTATCTCCCTGACTGCCTGAAGCCATTTATTGCTCCTGAATATCGTCATTTGCGATATCTCCGTTCGGGTCTCGATATACCAGCCATTCGTTGATGCACTCGCCGCAGGCATATACCTCATCGGCATCCAGCTGCTTGCTGCATCCTGCGCAGAGAGCTCTGGCTATGCTCTGCTGCTCGTATGCTTGGGTTTGGGTGGGGTTAAGCATGTTGGCTTTCCTGCATTAGGAGGAAGACAATTGCCACTGCCCGCAAAGGGTTTCTGTGAGTTGCTGAAACTCCAGATTCGTGACTGGCACGCCAGACCGTCCTCCCGGCAGGGGATATGCCTATTTTGTATTTTTTGAGAACCGCAAATAAATCCTCTGCTCTGCGTAATGGGAAGTACCCTGTGGTCTGCACCGTGTTGAACCAATTCCATGATAGTTGAGCGCCTGTCTCATCAATCGGGCTAATCACTGCGCTGTATTTTGGCTTGAGGAAATAGGCTAATCTCACGCTTATTTCCCCATCGCTAAGCTTGGAATAATCAGTCATGTTTCCTCCTGGCACGTTGACGCAGCCACCGGACATCAGCCAGGTGGGCCGTATACGCGTATGTTGGGATTTGTGAGGGAGGTAATTCAGGTTTCTTCTTGCGGCGGGGTCGGACGATGAATATGCAGTTTTCCATTACAGCGACTAGGCTGCTTTTTCGTTTTCGCATTTCAGCGCCTCCAGGCGTTTTCTGCCATACGCCATAAGCTCATCACGATCAACGGTCGTCATCCGGCATTCGCCAGCTCGCGGCCATGGATGCCAGATGATGAGCATTGATCCCTTGTTGTTGCCGTTTACCGGCTTACCCGTGCTTGCGTTCAGAAATGAGAGCCGCCCGCCAGTAATGAATCTGACTTCATGCGCTGTCCTGATGGCCTCTTTAAACCACTGGACAGAGGTATCAGCAGGTAAAAGCATCACACAGCCAACGCTGTGATCTGCATTCTCCTGTGCAGCCTTCTTAACAAAAGGCATTGGCGCACTGTATGGCGGGTTCAGCCATGCGTAAGCACGGCCTACTCCGATCGGCATTTTCGATAGCCAATTCGCTTCGAGCGTGTTTTCCATTTCATCAATGAACCTGGTGCAAAGCGCATTACTTTGGCTTGCAGCTGCATCAAGGAAAAACGGGAACTCGCTCCGTAACGCCCGGTAGATTTCCGGCGGGGTTTGCCAGAGGTCTTTTATCTCAACTGGCGTGTTTGATTTGTCTGTCATGCTGCCACCTTCCTTCCTGTTCGCTTAGCCCACTCAATCGCCTCCTGAGCGTCCTCGCTCCAGCTGACATCCCTCTCTGCGCCGAACGCGTAAATCAGCTCCAGAAGCTCACTGAACTCGCTTACTCGCATCTTTGAGGTCGACTTCCCAAGTACGACCAAACCGCCGTTAATGCCTGGCGCAGAGCGCTGGCCTTTAAGCGCTGCGGTGAAGATGTGTTTCCAGTCCTCGCTATCCAGCTTCATGCCATGCCATACGACCTGCTCCGAAACATCGCGCAGCGTGGCCCAAAGACGTTTGTTCTGCTCTACTGAGCGCGTTTTTTCCTGAATGGTCACGATGAGAGGTCTTTCTGGGTCGGGGTAAAGCTGCTGGATAGCTCGGATGGCGTTTTGCTGGACTAGCGGGGTGCGGATTTCAAACGCTTGTTTCCTCATTTTTCACTCCTGCATACGGTACTGGAAGCGGCATGTAAGCCACTACAGGCGGCGCATCAAAATGGAAATGCCCTCCCACTACTTGGACTTTTTCGTGAATTTTTGCCACTGCAAAATCCCCATCGGAAAGTTGAACCAGCCACTTTCCTACGGGCATATTTTGTGCGCCATTGACGGGAATCCACATCCTCATCACTCCCCCTTAACCTTGAGACCGGCGTCACTGATAGCTTGCTTAACCAACATCGCCCGCAGCTCTTCTAAACGCTCATTGCTAATAGTGCTCATGGTTAATCCTTGTGATGTTCGGTTGGCTTAGCGCCAGTCGTTAGATTGAGAGGACTGTTTCTCGTTGCGGGCGTACTGCATCGCCGCTTCCTGCTGGTCGATGTTGACGAAGTGACCGTTTTTCCAGCCCATGTAGAATGTCTTTGGCTCGCCTGAGCGGTATTTGCCGATAATGATTTCAGCGATTCCCTTCATGTCGCTGTTCTCGTGATACACCTCATCGCGATACGGGAAGATAATCACGTCAGCATCCTGCTCAATTGCGCCAGAGTCTTTGAGGTCGGCAAGCGTCGGTCGCTTATCTGCTCTTCCTTCAACCCCTCGGTTTAGCTGCGACAGCAGAATTACCGGCACCTTGTTGCGGAGGCAAAACTGCTTCAGCTTGCGGGTGATTTCGGCGATGGCGATGTCGTTGCGCTCTGCCTTCGGCTTCTCAAGGAGCCCGAGATAGTCGATAGCGAGGAAGCTCAGGCCGCCGTCAGAGTTCAGTCGTTCAGCGTGGGCAATGCAGTCGTCTACGGTGAACGATCCGTCGATAACGTAGTTGTTTTCGTCCATTAGCGTACCGGTAGCAGTTGTCAGGCGGGTGTACTGCTCCTGAATCATGTTCAGCGGGTTACGAAGCGCGCCTACTGACAGGCCAGCACGGTCGGCAACGTGTCGCTCGACGACCTGCATGTCGGACATTTCCAGAGAGACAAACAGACCCTTACCCTTCTGCCTGCCGATTGAGTTCGCGATGTTGATGGCGAGCTCGGTTTTGCCCATGCCGGGACGTCCGGCGATTACTATCAAATCAGTGCGGTCGAACCCGCCGTACTCGTCATCCAGAGCCTGAATGCCGGTCTTGAGGTACAGGCCGGATTCTTCACCCTGCATGCGGCTCTCCAGAACATCCATGTAGTCTTCCAGCAGGTCGGCAATGCGGCGCGGCAACTTGTCGTTGGTTTCGAACTGAAGCTTTGACAGGATGCTTCCCACCTCGCCAATCCGGTCGTTGATATCGTGCGTGCCAGCCGATGCAAGAATCCCGGCCGCCCGGTTAAGCTCGGCAATTCCACGCCGCAGCATCCAGCACTGGCGCACACGCTTAGCCCATCCACGGATATTGGCAGCCGTAACGCACTTGGCCCCGACCTCAATCACCAGGTCTTTCGTACCATCAGGAACGGCAGCCTGAACAGTGAACATGTCCACCGGCTCGGCTTTGGTCAGGAGGGTGACGATTGACTGGTACATGGTGCGGAGGTGGAAATTTTCAAATGCTTCTGCGGGGAGCTTTCCGGCCACTTCACGGCAATCGATGTGATCGCCTTTCACGAGCATCGAGCCGACCAGCTGATACTCAAAATCGTAACTGTCCATCAGCTATCAGCTCCTAAAATCTGGTCGATTTTCTCCTGGCGAAGCGCGGTCTCAATTCCGTAGCGCTTGCCTTCCGGGTTCTGACCCATCGCCCACGGCGTCGGCTGGTAGCCGTGCTCCAGATAACCGTTCAGAAGCGAGTCGATATCCTTCGGCTCCCGCTTCAGCTCCTTGCACTGCTTCAGGTAAGAAACCCACAGGCGCTTGATGCCATTCTCCACCGTCGTGGTGACGCTGCGGATTTTAGGCAGTCCGAATCTTTCGGCTTTGCAGTTCCAGGTTTCTTTCAGTCTCTCACGGTCGAATACCGGAAGCTTTGAGCGAGGATTGGTGCCGGTAGCTCTCGGGTTTGTTCCGAGCTGGCGAGGTGTTAATGGCTTTTCAGAAACAACATCCGACAAGCCCACTTCGTGGGTTTGGGTAGTTTCTTTCTTTTCTTTTGTAATAGTTTCTTTTGTGTGACCCTGTTTTGGTGACAGGGCTGTCACCGTTTTGGTGACACTATTTGTCACCATTGCAGTGACATTATCACCAGAGTAGTGACACCCTTCGATTTGCCACTCACTGATTTCCTTGTTCGGCCCGATTAATTGCCCGTCACGCCTGATAACTTTCATTGCGATCAGCTCATTCTTGGCCTTGTTGACTTTCTGTCTTGGCAGCCGGGTAAGTTGAGCTAATTGGCTGTCGGAGATGCGGTCCATTTTCTTACCAAAGCCGTATGTTTTGCGACAAATGGCATGAGCAACCTTGCTCTGGTTCTTCGTTAAATCTGCGCCGATAAGCTCGTCATACAGGGCATTTGCAAGACGGGTATATCCATCTTCAATTTCTGCCACACGACGCTCCGCAGGCCGCTCTACAGGCCTTAACTGAGTTACTGTTGCGAGATTACTCATGACCTTTACCTCTGAATAACTGTTTCACCCGTTCCCACTCAGCCCGGAATCGACCAGGCTGCTTAAAACCGGACAGGTAGCGATCACGAATAATGTTTTTGTGTAATTTGTCCTGGTCAGGACTGAGCGTTTTTGACATAATTACTCCTGTTACTTGGCGTAACACAGTGTGCTTAAGCCTCTAAGAATTCACCGTTCTTATGGGCTTTATCTTTTGTAAGCAGCAACGCAACCTGCTTTGCAAGATTCGATAATTCCTCGTCTTCAACTCCCCATTCCAGAATTGCCAACAGCATCGACATCTTCGGGATCATGCTGGATTTCCAACGGGTGATTTGCGACTCATCAACGCCCAACTGCGATGCGATATTTCGCTGACCGCGAATAGCAATGCGGTTGAAAATGTTGCTGGTAATTGCGTTGGCTCTCTTGCGTGTGCTTGTAAGTTCCATTCGGTATTCTTCCTTTGTGGTTTAGATAGATACGTGCGCAGACCGTGGGGTCTGCCACTTGAATGAATTACCGCGTTGTCGGCGGTTCAGATTGATAAAGAGCGGGTACTGCTTAGGCGGCCCTGGAGCCGCGTTTCTTGCCGTACAGTAACCAGAGCGGGTCGCACTGGAGAGCTGCGGCAAGCTCAAACAGGAAGCGCGGACGTTGCGTAGAACCTGCTTCAATTTGCTGTATTGATTGCTGCTTCATCCCAGCTTTCTCAGCTAATTGCGCCTGTGTCAGATTCAACTCCATGCGCTTCTGTTTGAGGCGTTCGGAAATTGTATTCATTACTCACCTCCACAGTTTTATCTGTATTGTCTAACAGTTACTTCTGTTTGTCAAATACAGCTTTAACTGTGACGATGTGAGGAAATGGAGAGGAAGCTATGAGCCTTGCAGAACGGGTAAAACAAAGAAGAATTGAGCTGGGTTTGACTCAAACTGAAGCAGCAGAAAAAGCTGGAATCAGGCAGCAGTCTTGGGCGAGTATTGAAGAAGGAAAGACATTAAAGCCCCGTAACATTGTTGGTATTGCTGAATCTCTTCGCTGTGACCCGTCATGGCTGGTTAATGGTGGCAACTTCCAGCCTGTTAGCGAGGTGAACACAAGGAGGATTCCATTGATCAGCTATGTACAAGCTGGCGAAATGGCAACTAAAGGACCTATAGAGGCCCTTGATGGATCTTGCGAGTACGTCATGACTGACATGGACTGGTCGCAATACACCTTTGCTCTAAAGATTGTTGGCGATTCTATGGAGCCTGATTTTAAGGCTGGCGATGTGATAATCGTGGACCCGGAAATCGAACCAGCCCCTGGAGAGTTTGTGGTTGCGAAAAATGGCGAACACGAGGCCACATTCAAGAAATACCGCCCAACCACTCTTGCAGAAGATGGCAGGCAGCACTTTGAATTGATACCGCTTAACGACGATTATCCTGTAATGCGAAGCATTGATCGCCACATCCAGATTATCGGGACGATGGTTGAACACCGGATTTATCGCCGGAAGAGATAGTCAGCATCATAGGAAAGGTAGTTAAGGCGCAGTGGCCTGAGGATATCTTTGAGTAGGTAAGGTGGGTTAGGTGGGGGTATAGCTGGTAGTGTTAGCAAGCTATATTTTATTGATTTGATTTAAGAAAAATAAATCAGCCATGGACAATATCTCATTAACAGATTCACAGATTGAAGAGTTTATAAGTGAAGCTAAAGTTGTAACCAACCCGCGCGCGAGATGGGTGGAACAACGCAAATCTAAACGAAAAAACTATGATGTTGAGTCATCTGATGGAAAAAGAAAGTACACGTTATACATCAGACAAAATACGATATTGCCAGATAATTTTTCATGCGGATTACGACTAGAAATACCTGGTCGAGAACCCGTGACACTCGTAAGATATAACGGATGTGATCACCCCCATGAAAACCCCCTTGAAGGTGATGACGTAAGCTACAAGTGTCATGTACATAGAGCAACGGAAAGGTATATAGATCTCGGTAGAAAACCTGAACACTTCGCAGTTGAAACAGACAGATACAACAATTGTAATGGCGCACTAAAATGCTTAGTAGACGATTGCAAAATTATGGGCTTAACATTACCTGACATAGATACAACCAGAGATATGTTTGATGACAATTGACCTTGATGCTATTGAAAGAGAAATTTGCACTAGCTTATGTGGCTCGGTGTACGTTACTCAGCGTCATGGTATGGTTGCCGTCACGTTACCTATGACCGCCCGTGATGGGGACGTTATAGTTGCCTATTTAAAACCTGAGTCAGCTGGATGGAAAATTACTGACATGGGAACAACTATGATGCGATTGAGTTATGAAATGGACCTCAACAAAATCCTCACTGGTAGCAGAGGAAATTTGTACCAAGCTTTGCTTTCAGAATCTGGGTTAAATGATGATGATGGTGAGATTTATTTGTTGTCAGATGCACAAAGCTTGATGCGAAATCTTTTCAGGTTTGGGCAAGGCGTTACAAGGCTATATGATATTGGAATGTGGACTAAAACTCGTACGGAATCTAGTTTCTATGATGATCTTAAAGAAGCGGTAATAAATATTGTAGGAGTTGAGAATTTGATTGAAAATTATCAAGCCAATGTTCCCAATAGTCAAGACTATGTTATTGATTTCAAAATAGAAACAAACTCAAAAAGACCTTTGTATCTGTTTGGTATAGCCAACAAAGATAAAGCCAGACTTACCACAATTACTTTGCAGCATTTATCAGCAAATAATGATCAGTTCGATTCAATAGCAATATGCTCTAACCTGTCTGAGCTTCCCAAAAAGGACTCAAGCCGACTAATGTTTGCGGCCAATGATATTGCTCCTGACATGTCTGATATAAATGCTATTCAAAGAAAAATAATGCATCGCATCCAAGCATAACCCGGCCACCGAGCCGGGTTTTTTATTGCCTATTCAGCCCACCCCTCGGCATCTCGCTTAGCCTGAAGCTCTTTTACCCTACTCATATCCTTTCGCTTCTTCATAATCGTTATTAGCTGTCGGTATCCGTGGTGAGCTGGAACAAAGAACTCCTGCCCAGGGAAATCCCTTTCCCACTTTTCTTTCAAAGCCTTAAAAGCCAGCGGCGCGAATGCTACTGACTGTTCGCACAGTTGTATCGCTCTTTCAAGATGATCGCCCTCAGCCCTCAGCTTGTAATGCGCCTTGATCTGCTCTTGCAATTCAAAATGCACCTGCACCTTCTGGTCTGCCGACAGCCAACGTAGTTTTTCTAACCACTCATTGATATCCATAACATGCTGAACCTTTAAGACCTGAGTGAGTTAATTCTACACAACCAGTACGAGCATGAAACCTCAACAAATTTTTTACCTTCAAAAACAACCACATCTGTTTCAATCTACAAATTTTACAGTTTTATCTGTTGACGTTATTACAGTTTTATCTGTATCTTTAGTCCATCAGCAGGACGCTGGTAGCCAAACGGAACAGATTGGCATCGCTCTTTAACTTCGACGGTGCGCTGACAAAGCGCGAACAGATACCAAACGAGATGGGTTTGGGGTGCGGGCAGAAGCCAACCTCTTCGGCGGAGGCGCTCGGCAATGAGTACGCGGTCAGGGTTAGCCGCCTGACTGCCTGCACCACCAAAGCCATTTCACACGAGGACAAAGCCATGACGATTATCCAATATGGTTCTTCAGTATCAGCTGGTAACGCTAAAACTCGCCGTCATGAGCGGCGCAGAAAGCTCGCTATCGAGCGTGACGCTATCTGCAATATCATCGACTCAATTTTAGGTTGCGAGGCTCCTGACGCCTCTCAGGAAGAATCACGCAAGCATGCAAGCCGCGTTGACCGAGCCACTTCGCTCGTAGCTCTCCGCGACAAGAAGCCGGAAGTAACCGAACGCAAGCGCAACCCGGCATACAAGAATCCGGTTAACCACCCTACCCACTTGATTAACGCGCACCAGAAAATGCGCGGTAAATCAATTCCGGCCTACTACGACTAATCAAAAGGATTAACAAAATGAACTCTGCTGAATTATCAAAAATTCTGGATGAGCACAAAGTGTGGGTGACTTCGTTTGGTGAAAACGGATCTAAAGCCAACCTGAGCGATGCCGACCTGTACGGTGCCGAC